GTTTAACAAGTTGATGTATGAAAGACTAGTAACTGGCGGCGAAATAACTTTGTTCTCGCCTGCAGATGTTCCTGGATTGTACGAAGCTTTCTTTGCAGACCAAGACAAGTTTAAAGAACTATACGAAACAGCAGAACGCAACACACGACTACGTAAGAAGTCAGTTAAAGCAAGTGATTTGTTTAGTGCGTTTATGGAAGAGCGTAAGAACACAGGACGCATTTACTTGCAGAATGTAGACAACGCTAATGATCATGGCAGCTTTATACCAGAAATTGCCCCTATTAGAATGAGCAATTTGTGTGCAGAAATTACACTGCCAACTAAGCCACTTAAAGATCTAAACGATCCAGAAGGAGAGATTAGCTTATGTACACTAAGTGCAATTAACTGGGGTAACATTCGTACTCCGGCAGACTTTGAGCGTGTTTGTCGCTTGGCAGTACGTGGATTGGATGCACTGCTAAGTTATCAAAACTATCCAATACTCGCAGCACAACTAAGCACAGAGAAGCGTAGACCCCTTGGCGTAGGCATTATTAACTTTGCATATTGGTTGGCAAAGAATGACTTGTCATACCAGAACATTGATGCAGACGGACTTGCTCTTGTAGACGAATGGGCCGAAGCTTGGAGTTACTACTTGATTAAAGCAAGTGCTGACTTAGCAACAGAGTTTGGCGCGCCAACTGGCAATATGGAAACAAAGTACGGACACGGCATTACACCTAACCAAACATATAAGAAAGACTTGGATGAGTTAGTTCCACATGTAGAGCGTATGGAGTGGGACACACTTAGAGCACAGCTAAAGGATACAGGCATTCGTAACAGTACACTAATGGCCCTTATGCCAGCTGAAACAAGCGCACAGATTGCTAACGCTACAAACGGAATAGAGCCGCCACGTAGTTTGATTAGTATCAAGCAGAGCAAGCATGGTGTACTAAAGCAAGTTGTTCCTGAGTACAAGCGTTTAAAGAACAAGTATGACCTACTGTGGGATCAACAGTCACCAGAAGGTTATATTAAAATTATGGCTGTTCTACAGAAATATATTGACCAAGGCATTAGTGTTAATACTAGCTACAATCCGATCTTCTTTGCTGATGAAAAGATACCAATGAGCACAATGTTACAACACTTATTAATGTTCTACAAGCTAGGCGGCAAGCAGTTATATTACTTCAACACCAATGACGGACAAGGCGAAGTAGATGTTAACAAGATGATGGGCGAACTAGAAGTTGTAGAAACCGACGACGACGAATGTGAATCTTGTCACATTTAATACTTGACATGTCCTCTGGGGCATGTTATAGTTATACTATAGATATACACACAAGGGTAAGAGATTAGATGAGCGTTTTTAACACTGAAAATAAAGCAGACCATACAAAAGTATTAGCATTCCTGGACCCAACGGGCGGCCCTACAATTCAGCGTTATGATACGCTGAAGTACAAAAGCTTTGACGGACTTACAGATAAGCAGTTAGGATTCTTTTGGCGTCCTGAAGAAGTTGATGTAACTAAGGACAGCAAAGACTTTAAAGCTCTTAGTGACCATGAGCGTCATATCTTTACATCAAACTTGAAGCGTCAGATCCTACTTGACAGTGTACAAGGTCGTGCGCCAGTAGAAGCATTTTCGCCTATTGTAAGTTTGCCAGAGATTGAGAATTGGATTACAACATGGACGTTCTCAGAAACAATCCACTCACGCAGTTACACACATATTATCCGTAATGTGTATAACAACCCTAGCAAAATCTTTGATGAGATGCTAGACATTGCAGAGATTGCAGACTGTGCTGGAGACATTTCTAAGTACTACGATGACCTTATTGAAACTACACGATGGTACAAGTTGCTAGGCGAAGGTACTCATACTGTTAATGGCAAGAAGATTAAAGTTGACATGTATGAACTAAAGAAATTGTTGTGGCTTACACTAATGAGTGTTAACATCCTTGAAGGTGTGCGTTTCTATGTAAGCTTTGCTTGTAGCTGGGCGTTTGCAGAGATGAAGCAAATGGAAGGCAATGCTAAGATTATTAAACTTATTGCCCGTGACGAGAACTTGCACCTAGCAAGCACACAAATGTTGCTAAAGATTCTTAAGAAAGACGATCCAGACTATGTAAAGATTGCAGAAGAAACAGAAGAAGCATGTATTCAAATGTTTGTTGACGCAGTTGATCAAGAGAAGGCTTGGGCAGAATATTTGTTTAAAGATGGCTCAATGATTGGACTTAACACAGAGTTGTTGAGTGGATACATTGAATGGATTTGCACACGTCGAATGACTAATGTAAATCTAAAAAGTCCGTACAATACAAAGACTAATCCTTTACCTTGGACACAGAAATGGATAAGTGGTAGCGAAGTACAAGTTGCTCCACAGGAAACAGAAATAACATCTTATGTCAGCGGCGGCACAAAGCAGGATGTCGGCGAAGACACTTTCAAAGGATTCAGTTTATGATAGAAATTTATGGCAAGCCTCAGTGTCCTTTTTGTGATATGGCAAAGGCATTGTGCGAAACAAGAAAGTTACCGTTCAAGTACTTTCAACTTGGCACAGACTTTACTCGTGACGAGGTACTTGAAAAGTTTCCAGGAGCACGTACCTTCCCACAAATTACAGTACACGGAACAAAAATTGGTGGCTACGATAAACTAGGCACATACTTAGAAGAAACTAACTATAACGGAACAGGATACTCACTATGATCATTCAGAAGCCACTTAAAGTAGGCGAAATTATCTCATTCAAATTAAACTCAGGCGAAGAATTAGTTGCCCGCATGGATGGCGAGACGCCATCACAGTATACACTTTTTAAGCCAATGGTGCTAATTATGCAACAGCAAGGTTTAGGTCTAGCACCTTTCATGTTTGGCGTATCTCCTGATGCAAAGTTTGAACTACAAGCACATGCAGTAAGTTGTATGGCTGCAACTGAAACTGAAATTGCAAAACAATATACAGCAAGCACTAGTAATATTCAAGTCGCGTAATTTCTCGGATAAATATACTAAAGAGGAATGTAAATGTCAATAGCAGGCGCAAATATATATGAAGATTCCGCAAGTTTAGGTAAAACTACGGTCAACCATACGGATAGTGACACTGACACTGATCCGGGTTCAGCGCCAGCACCGGCTGATCATGTACACATTGATTTTGATATTGCTCACCAAGCATGTCTAGCAGAAATAGCAAGTTTGTTTGAAGATATACAAGTAGACTTGCGTATCATTACAGACAGAGGTGATGACAGAGCTAAAGGCATTTACCAACGCGAAGCAGATAACGTAGCAAACAATCCAGCTAATATTGCAAAAGCAGCAAGTGATTTTATTAACTTGCAGCAATCGGGTATACTCGACATAGTTAATGCTGAAGTTGGTAATCCAACGAACTTAGGCAACACAAGTGCAGCTAACTATAATGCAATTAGGAACAACACGTCGAATCCAGGAGGATTCAATGGCGGCACTGAAGTTAATACTCAACGTGCTGGCTACGCTGGCGGCACCACTACAGCTATTACTGGCGCAGATGGCGAGACTTATTCTGAAAGCAGTGTCCCATTTGATCAATTAGTACCAACAGCTGGATCTGCTGACGGCATTGTTGCTTATAGAATAAGTGGCATTCGTAATCTTCCTATACAATCACAACTATGGAACATACTTGAAACAGCAGCAAGAGCAGCAGGTGTTAATGTTACAGTAATCACTGGAGGTCAAGTTCCTACTAGTGAAGGCGGCATACCCGGCAAAAACAGAACTGGCTCTAATAGATTTGACAAAGGGTTTGGATCAGAAGTTAGACTAACAGACGGCGATAGTAATAGACTATACACAACAGATCCTGCACAACTTGCAATCATGATAAAGTTTGCTGAAGCATGCAGGGATGCCGGAGCAACTGCAATTGGTATGGGTAATGGATACCTAGGCGCCGGCGCCATACATATTGATATTGCATGGACAGGACAAAAATCTAATTACATTAATCAAATATTACCACTTAGATATTGGGGCGGCAAAAACGGAAAAACTCCTCCACAGTACTTACAAGATCTTATGACACCAAAGGATAACGTATAATGCCAGAATCTACTGATACAGATTATACACATTTAGACATGACTCCGGAATACAACCGGATTATCACAGCACTAACAGGTATACGTGATGACGTAAGATTGTTACAAAAATTACAATCTGATCCAGAGAGTGGTATTGCTACAAGTAATGTACTAAACGACTTTCAAAGGGCACTCCTTGCAGTTAGTATGAGTTCAGCTGTAGGTAATACAGCGGCAGCAGTATCAGAAGCAGTTATTGCCGGAACACTACCAAATGGCGCAGCAGTTGCAGCAGCAAGTGGTGAAAGCAACGCAGACCTAACAGCAGAAAGAACAACAATAATTGCTGCACTAGGCGCCACAGAAGATCCAGCAGACTTAAAAGTATTAATACGAGTAAGTGGACAATACTATTGGGAAGCAAAGGGAACAGCAGGTCCAGACGATGGACTTCGAGGCTCTAATATAATAGTAACACCGTTTGTATTAGGTGAACAACTAGGCTATGATGACGAAGCAACTGGAGTAATTACAGCAGGTGCACCTCCAGGTCCACCCGATGGTATTCCAAACGCATCTGCACCAAAGAAGAGATGGCCGTTTGCAAGACCTGAAGGTCAAACAGCGTCACCACTTGCTAATCCTAATGCAGACTTAATTGATCCGGCAACAGGATTAATAGTATCGCAATCAGCTGCAACACAAGACACAAATAATGCAGCTGGCACTACAGCACCGCCTGCAACAGATTATAGTGCAGGAGCAAGCTAATGCCAGCAGTAACACACAGTAACACACCTTTTGCTTCAAACGTATTTGTAAATGGCGGCCCGACACTTGGCGGAGCAATAGCTGATGCATTAGGTCTTGAAGACACTGTCGGAATAGATGATGCAGATGCAAGAGCAATTATTAGTGGCAGAGCAGTAGAATTGGATGCTGGAAACGACCCAGATACAATGGAAGCACTAGAACAATTCGGCGGCGGATCACCAGGCGGCACAAATCCAATTACTGGAAGAGAAGGTGCAGAAGCAGCACCCGGCAGTGATGCAGGCACAGGTTCAGATGGAGCAGATAGTGACGAATTTCCCCGCAATGAATCAGAATGGATTAATACACTAAAACATGTTAATAACCGAGTACTCCCTGAAGTTTGGGATAAAGCAGTTATATTTGCACAGAGCATGGGAAAACCAATTACAATTACCAGTGCTTATCGTACACCAGAGTACAATGTAAAAGTTGGCGGAGCCAAAAAGAGCATGCATACAGAGCGCAAAGCAATGGATGTACTATGGGGAACATCTAGTCAACAAGGTCGTGTAGATATGATACAACGTGCAATTGATGCAGGATTTACTGGTATCGGGTGCTACGAGAACTTTATGCATGTTGATATTGGGCCTAAGCGTCAATGGGGACCTAGTGGCAGTAAGTCTACCCAATATGCTACATATAAGCCCATATTATCAGCTAATGGGTTTGCTATAGTATAAATCACTTGACAACACGCTCTATCTATGTTATAGTATATACATAATATAAACATAGGCAAAGAGGCAGCATGAAAAAATATAACGATAAAGTAATACTTACTGACGCAGATGGCGTCCTTTTAAACTGGGAGTATGCATTCTGCTGTTATTTAGAACAGCGTGGATACACACAGATTGAGAACGGCAACTGGGAATACGACATTGCCAAGCGTTTTGGTATTTCACGCAACGAAGCAATTAAGCACGTAAAGGTATTTAATGAAAGTGCAGCAATGGGATTTCTCCCAGCACTACGTGACGCTATGTATTACGTTAAACGATTACACGAAGAACACGGATATGTATTCCGTTGCATTACGTCTATGTCTTTAGACCCTAATGCATATAAGCTTCGTAAAATGAATTTGGAGAAGCTGTTCGGCGAATCAGCTTTTGAAGAATTAGTTTGTTTAGATACTGGTGCAAATAAAGATGATGCGCTTGAACCGTATCGTGATTCCGGATTGTACTGGATCGAAGACAAGCTATCTAATGCAGTACTTGGTTTAGACTTAGGTTTAAATGCAATACTGGTAGAGCATGGATTTAACATGCACGACGAACTTCCAGAAGGCATGACTAAATGTGTTAACTGGAAAGAAATATACAATCATATTACAGGAGAAACAATATGAGTGAACAATCACAACACGAACAAATTGTTGCAGCATTTGAAAATTACTTAGTCGAACATGCAGCTTGGGAAGATAAGAAT